GGTATACGAGGACAACCACGGCGGCAGCGCCGAGCCGTATGGATGCCGCTTGCAGCGCCACATCTGGCGACACCACCGCACGGCACGCACCCTGCTGGCATACCCGGAACAGGCTCGGAATGAGGCTAACTTGCGGTGCCGGTTGTCTGAAGTTCGGGGTCGAGGATATGACTACCCCGCCGCGCTCGCCGCTTACCTGCCGTGTGTGCACGGCTGACCGCTGGCCGCACGCCACCTAACCCACACCACCCACACTGAGGACACCACGATGACGACACTTGACCTGACCGCCGACCTGATCGACGTCTCCGATATCACTGACCGCGTTGACGAACTGGAGGCTGACCAGCCGCTAGAATCCGATGACGACCTTGCCGAACTGGACGCACTGAAAGCCTTACTGAACGACCTTCGCGGCAAAGGCGGCGACCACCAATGGGACGGTAATTGGTACCCGGCCCTCCTGATCGCAGACAGCTACATGGAGTCGTATCTCGATGAACTGATCGAGGATATCGGCGACCTGCCGCGCAACCTCCCGTCATACCTGCGCGTGACCGTCGATTATGACGCTCTGAAGATGGATTACACCCTAGTCGATATTGACGGCAACGACTACTGGTATCGCTAAGGAGCCATTGACATGACCACCACCGAACAACGCCTAGCCGATGCGCTGCGCCAAGCGCTCGCCGCAGCTGACAAACAGGCGGAATTATTGAAAGCCGGCGCGCGAGATATTCCCTGCCCGCGCAACGAAGCACGCGACGCATGGCGCGAAGCCCTCGCCGCGTATGACGCCCAGCGCGCGGCCGCGCCGAGCGATGGCGCGTGGCGCGCGGAAGACTACGCCGTATCTAGCGGAGAGGTCGGAGTGTTCATAAAGGAGGGCGACGATACCGTGCTAGACCTGCCTTTCATGCCAGCGTGGCCGGAATCCGTGCAGCGCGCTCGCGCCGCGCGCATCGTCGCGTGCGTCAACGCGCACGACGCGCTGGTGTCGGCGTTGCGTGGCGTGATGCCTTACGCGGAAAACGGGGTGTCCGCAATTCTTGATCTGGCGGACGACGGCGACGAACACGCCGACGAAGAGTGCGAAGCTGCAACGTCATTGCTAGAGGCCGCACGCGCCGCCCTGGAAGCAGCGGGGCCGCCCAATGCGTGAGCCCATAACCACATTCGCAATCGGCATCATCCTGGGAGCCGCTGCCTGCCTATCGCAATGGCCCGATGCGCCCGCCGCACCGGTGAGCGAGGTCATCATCGACACAGCCACCGGCTGCCACTACGTGCAGGGGCAGTCTGGCGGCATCACGCCGCGCCTGGCCCCGCCGCCGGTAGACGATCCGCGCGTGGCGACGGGTTGGCATATCTGCTCGGGCGAGCCCGGCGGCGACGATGCCGCCTGGGAGGATGGCGCGGGTAAGGATGGGGAGGTGGTGCCGTGAGCGCGCATGACCCCGTATACACATCGCACGGTAGCATGGGGGAGGTGGTCGAGACCGGCCTAACAAAGCGCGAACTATTCGCGGCGATGGCGATGCAGGGGCTCAGCGCAAACCCAGACCCACAGGTCTCGTCTTGGGGTGGCCAACAGACAGCGCAGTGCGCTGTTGCGTTCGCCGACGCCCTCCTAGCCGCCCTGGATACGGAGTAACAGCCGATGCAAACCGAAATTGTCACCACCCCCGGCGACCTGGCCGGGATACCTGGAATCCCGCGCCACGTCAGTGACTGGGCCTTCAAGCGCGGCGAGCGCGTCTGCTGGCTAACGCTTACTCCGACCGGGGTTAACTGCTGCCTGCGGTCTGGCGCGCTGAGCCTGGAGTTCGACACCACCAATAGCCGGCGCGCGGTGTCCGTGCGTCGCGCTATCGCGTCGGTTACCGGGCGGGATGAGCCGCTGACCGACATTTACACCCCCGCCCTTACCTTGGAGCCCATCGCATGATTACCTTCCACTCCCCGACCATCCTGCCCATCGAGGCCGCTACCACCATGGGCGTGTCCGTCAAGGGTTCCGATAACGCCATTGGTAAGTTCGGCACCGGGTTGAAATACGCCATCGCTGGCGTCCTGCGCCTTGGAGGGAGTATCGCCATGACCATCGAGGGCAAGCGATACGAGTTCACCGCCGTAGCCATCGACATCCGCGGCAAATCCTTCGGCGTCATCCACTGCAACGGCGTCGCCTGCGGATTCACGACGGACCTGGGCAAACACTGGGAGCCGTGGCAACTGTTCAGAGATCTGGCATCCAACGCGCTCGATGAGGGCGGAGGATGGTCGCATGCGCCGGAGGATGCGGTTACCGTCATCACGGTGCGATGCGCTGAGGTAGAGGCCGCCGGCCGCGACGAAGGCGTCTTCCTTCGCGAAGGGCTGCCCGTCTTGGTATCGTCCGCCATCGGCGCCACGATTCACGAGGGGCCGTCGCGGCACTATTACTTCCGAGGCATTCGCGCCGGTTCCTTCGCCACGGAGGCGCCGGTGACGGTGAACGTCACCAATGGGTCGCTGTCCGAGGATCGCTTGCTCGACCTGGCGACCGTCCGCAGTGAGCTTTCCTGGGCAGTCCGCGCGCCTACTACCTGGGACCGCGAGTTCATGCGGCAGGTTATCGGGCATGGCGACGTGGGCGACTTCTGGGTGGACAACCTGAACCCATACATCGTGCAGTCGATCGGGAATGAGGAGCTTTTGCAGTGGCTCGATGAGCGGCAGAAGGCCATCCGTCACCCGCACATCCGCAAGGCATGGCGCACCTACAAGGAGGCCACCGGTGGCGCGTATGCGGCGTGTGAGTGGCCTCACGATGCCGCCGAGCTGGTAGAGCTTGGGGAGCGCCTGTGCCGGCACGTAGGCGTGGACGTTATCCCGCGCGACAAGCTGTTCTTCACCCGTGACCTGGCCGACGGTACGCTCGCCGTCACGGTGACCGCCACGCGCGAAGTGTGGCTCTCAACGAAGCTGCTGATGATGGGGCGCGACGAGTTCCTGGCCGGCTATCTGGAGGAAGCCGTACACGCGATGACTGGGCTTGCCGACGAAACGCGGGCCTTCCAGAACGTGTTTATCGGGCTGGTGGTCCGACTGGGGCTGCGGGCATGCTGACCTTCACCCTCCAGCCAGAACCCGAGCGCCCCATGACAGTCCCCATGGGCCGCACCGTAGACCGCCGGCAGGCATGGCGCGAGCGAGCCGAGGCAGCGGCACAGGCAGCGCTAGCAGCCGCATACGCCACCCAATCCGCCCACACCGTCGCCGGCCGACGAGCGGAGTACCAGCCGATGCGTAATGGAATTGACAAGGGGTTGACGCAGGCGCACAATGCCTGTACCCACGGAGACAGAGAACATGCATAAGTACCCGACACTCGGCCCCGGCGACCTTCCCGGCGACCGTCATCACCCGAACAGCCCGGATTACGACGGCCCCGAGTTGACGACGCAGGATCTCCTGGAGGAGCACTGGACCGACGACGACACCACCGCCGTGCAGGCCATCATGGGAGACTACCTTGGCGGTCCGCGCGATGGGTTTGCCAAGGCGAAGCTGTGGCGCCAGATCGAGGAGCGCGCAGAGCTGGTGGTGAGCCGTGTATAGGTTTAACTGGTGGCTGCGACGCCATGCTGATGCGCTGGCAATCCTGATTGCACTGGCTGGTGTGGCCGCAGTGATAGCAACAGAGCCGACGCGAGAGCGCGCCTTCGTTACTTCAGCAGAGAGAGGATGACCCCATGCCCAAGGACAACGAAGTGGATGAGAAGGCCGATAACTGGGACTACTGCCCCGATCTTCGGATCGCAGTGACCGATGGCAAGAATGGTGCGCGAGCGACGCTTAACGGTCATGGCGCGCCCGCAGGGATCAGCCTTTTCCATGGCGACTACGTTGCCGAGCTGAAGGCAGAAGCCGCCGCATCCGCCGCCACAGTGGCCGAGCTGCGGGCGAGAGCCGACGCCGCCGAGCGGCGCGTGGGGGAGTTGGAGGCGTTTGTTACCGCCGTTCGCACCGAATGTTTCGACTACTACAACGAAGGCATCCGACCGTGGCCACATCACATGCAGACGCTTGCATGGAAGGCTGACGAAGTTCTCAAGCATGCCACCCTCACCGGAGCCGACCCGACATGACCGAGATAGACGTGCCTGATTGGGTGGTGGAGGTTGCGGCTGAGGCCATCAGCAAGCGGCATCTGTCTAACACCGGCGTGCCATTCCCTATCGCAGCGTGCCGCGATGATGCTCGCGCAGCCCTAGCCGCCGCGCTGGGGGCTTGGGTAGTGCCGATTGGGCAAGCCGGAACGATGCCAGGGACGGCAGGGTTCACGATGGCCGTATTCAAGACCATCGACGTTGGAGTCGCCCAGCCCCTCTACACCCTGCGCCAGGAGAAGCCGGAATGACTAGGGTGTCGCGCACATGCGAGTGCTGCAAACAGTCGTTTACCGCTCGCGCTGCCGACGTTGCGCGTGGCTGGGCGCGGTTCTGCTCCAAGCGCTGCAAGGCAATCAAGCAGGAGCGCGAGACCGGCCAACACCGTGACTTTCTGGAGCGGCAGGCCGTGCGCGACTGGGATCACGACAACGCCAGCGCCGATCAGAGCTGGGACGCACACAAGAACTGGTGAACGAAATGAACAACCAAGCCGCACAGACGATGCCGGAGTTGCCTAAGCCTTTCCAGAAGGCCGTGATCGCAAACAGGAGCAACACGATGGCTGTTCGCCAAGGCTACGAAGCGGGCGGCTACGAAAAGTCCCCCGACCTTTACACCGCCGACCAAACGCACCAATACGCCCGCGACTACGCCGCCGCCCTCTCGCAGACTGCGGGGGTGGTGGAGGGGTGGAAGCTGGTGCCGGTTGAGCCGACGCCGGAAATGTTGGCCGCATGGAGGGGCGCGCAACCCAAGGGCTACGGAACCGGACTCAGCGTCAAGGCCGGCTACCGCGCCATGCTCGCCGCAGCGCCACCCGCGAGTGGTGGGGAGTACCCAGGTTGCAGCGGCGATCCGGCCTCGTGCCCGGAAAACGAAGGTCATGGATGCTGCAAGCCCAATCCTGCCCGTCATGTCGCCATTGTGTGCGACTGGAAGAACGCCGACCCGTTCCCGACATTCATTGAAGCCGAGATTGGCGGGAAATCCGTTTCGCTGGAATGGCGAGACCGGCCAGATGGCCTGAAGGAACTCATCGTTCCCGTGACTGCTGCACCCCAGCCCCCGTCCGCCGCGTCGGTGAGTGAGCGGGCGCGGGATGAGTGACTTCTTTTCCTTCGTGGACACGTCACCAGGTCATGGGCCTAACGGCGATTGCCACCTATGGATAGGCCCGCGCCTAGCTAGGGATTACGGAGCGTTCGGACGCCGACTGGCTACTCACGTTGCTCTAGAAATTGATGGGAGACACAGGCCATCTAGAACTCACGGAGCGCTCCACTCCTGCGATAACCCGCGCTGTGTCAACGCGGCTCATCTGCGATGGGGAACTCAGCGAGAGAACGCGATGGATGCCAGCGCTCGTCTGCGATACCCAAACGCCACGAAGACACATTGCCCACAGGGGCACGAATACACCGAAGAGAACACCATTTTCAGAAAGCGATCACAGGGCTGGAAGGATCGTCACTGTCGCCAATGCGACAAGGCACGGAAAGTCATAGCTCGCCAGAAAGCAAAGGAGAACAGGAATGGATGAGATCAAGCAAAAGGCACGAGAACTGTTGGCCGCTGAGTATCGCACTCACGGATGGCATGAGGATGCTAGCCGCCTGTGCATGGGCGGCGACCCTACCAGCTTCGTTGAGGACGATGCTCTGCGCGTCATCACCAGGCTAATCGAACAGGGCGACGAGGACACTCACGTCATCACCGAGCTTGGCCGACTGCTAGCCGGCATTGCCGTCATCCTGAAAGGCCCCGAGCCTGCCGGCACCGCATGGAGCTACCACGACCTGCCTGAACTGGTTGCATCCGCCCTCTCGGAACCGCGTCAAGTAGCCGCTGAAATGAAGGCGTGGGCGCACACCAAGATGGCCGAGCAGCAATCAAGCCGGCGTGACCGAATGATGGTTGCCGAGTGGGCCAAGCGCCTATTGCCGGAGTCTTCATTCCCAGTCAAAGACTTTGATGTCGAAGGGATGAGCATAACGAAAGAAGCGGCGAGAGAGGCGGTCAAGCAAGTCGCCCTAGAGCAATCCCTGACCCAGCAGCGGGGAGAGGCAGCCGCCAGCGGCGAGGGGGTGGACGACACGAAGCGGCTGGATTGGATTGCCCGCCAAGGCGGATACGAGTTCGACTTCGGAATACTTAACGACCAGCCAGGTGATGGCGATTGGTTCGTACATGGCATGGGCGGCAGCGGGCAAGGGGCAACTTTCCGAGATGCCATCGATGCTGCGATTAAAGAGGAGGCTGGTGGTCAGGATGCGAACACTGACATATTGGATACGCTGGCTTTCAAGACAGAGAATGGCGACGCAGGCCGTGGCTCTGTCACCTATATCGCCTCAGTTGCAAGCGGCGAGGCCGACCACCAACAGAACGCCGCGCAGGGCGGGAAGGAGTAGCCATGTATTGCCCCGAACATAAGGTTTTCGGCCACCCGATGCTGTGGGTCTGGATGTACTGGCGCGACGTTCCGCGTCACACGATCCCGCTGCGGGTGTGGCTAAATCCGATGAACTACGAGGTCAGCGTGTTCTGGCCGCCGTCGTACAAATCGAACAGACGTCGCAGTCTTTTCACGATCAACCGTGAAGGCCAGTGGGTTCGTAACCGCATCCGGCGCATCAAGCGCGCAATGGGGCTAGGCCAATGACTAACCCCCTCGCGCAAGACCTGGGCGGTGTGGTGCTGTTGCCGTGTCCGTTTTGTGGGACGCAGCCGGAACTTCACCTATTTACCGATGAAGACGGAGATCCTTGTGCTGCTGTTGAGTGCGGGCAGTGCTACGGATCAGGACCCAAACATGTCGCCATCATGGACGATGCTAGACCGGCCGCAATCGCTGCATGGAATCGGCGCACCCACTCCGCCGAGATCGCGGGGGCTTTGCGGGATGCGGAGAGGTATCGGTGGCTTCGAGATCAGGCTTCGTGGTGGCTGGTAAGCACGCCAGATGCCGCAAAGCTGTCTGTAATGCTGCCTAGGGCATCCATAGATGCGGCCATCGGAACCGAGGGGTGTGATTTCGACGCCGCCATCGACTCCGCCATGCAGCAGGGCGGCGGGGGTGGGTAGACCAAGAGTGAGCAGACAAAAATAACCCCGCGTAAGCGGGGTTTTCTTTGCCAAGTTCCCGGCGGACTCACCTCAACCCAGCAACATCCCGCAACGAACGCATCCCATCACGAGCCTCAGTCCTACGCTTGCGCTCCTGATGAGCCCGTTCAGCGAACATCACATGCACCTGAGGAGCCACGATCCAAGCCGACTCGCCACCCATCCGGCCAGACTCGGAAGCGATGATCCAGCCACATTCCTTCAAGAGTTGGATAGCTGCTCGACGGTTCTGCTCAGACGTCACACGCCAAGCGTTCACACTGCGGTGAAGCTCGCGGCTTGTGACCCTGGCTGAACGCTCGGACAGGATCATGGAGGCGACCTTCTGGGCGATTCCGTACACCGAGTCGCCAGCGCCAGCAAGGCCGCCGTAGAAGCGCAGCGACTGTGGCAGCAGGAACTCTTTCATGAAGCGCGTGACGCGCCCTGTGGTGCGCGCAGAGACGGGGGTGGTGCCAGGGTGCTTCCCTGCCAGCGCGCAGCCCCAACAGTGGTACACGAGCACCAGGCGAGGCCACAGACCCTCCCACTTGGATAGGTGGCCGATCAGCATGGACGGCAGCCCGCCGCCAGCCACAGTGCGGTTCACGAAGTCCGAGAAGGCGCGCATGTCGGCCTGCGCTTCCGGTGACAGCGTGACGATCGTCCCAGACTCGCCAGGCTTGGTGTTCCAGACGTTTCGGATGGCCTCCTCGTACTGGCGCTCGATGCGGGGATCTGCTGGCCGGTCATGGTCAGGCAGCGGCGGCCGGGTAGTGATGTCGACGATCATGAACCGCTGCATCAGGCCGTCGTCGGCCTGCTTGGCGACCAGCTCGGCGATCTTCTCCGGCTGGGTTGTGCCGATCACGCTGTAGGACCAGTTCGGGACGTGGGTGGACCCGCGGCCGATGCGGTCGAACGTATAGCTGCCGCCCTCATACGCCTGCAGCGCCATGCCGCGGCCACGGCCGCCGTCACCCTTGGAATAGCCCTGCAGCGCCGAGAACCACACCACCAGTTCGTCGCTGTACCAGGTCAGGCCGCGGGGGTTGTCCAGCAGCAGCTCGCCAAGCTTCTCCGTGGTGACGTCCTGGACGATCGCGCGGCGCTGTGGCGGCCGTTCCGGCGGCTGTGGCGGCTCCTCATAGCCTTGGCCCTTGGCGGCGTTCCTGGCCGCATCCTTGGCCCGTATGGCGTACTCCCGCTCCTTTGGGAGGAAGTCCCGCATGGCGGCGCTGTGCTCGGCCGTCAGCTCGGCGTCGATGGCGCGCAGTGGGGCCATGGCTCGCTTGACTGCGGCCGACTTCTTGGAGCCGGGAGGGGCGATCAACATGAACCACAGGCAGGCCCGCTCGGACCACTTAGCCTCGTTGGCCTTGGGCCTGATCTTGAAGTCGTCGTGGATAGCGCCGGCAATGGTCCCAAGGCACGACAGGGCGACCATCTCCGGCGCGATGCCGATGACGCGCGCTTGATCGATGGCGTACTCGGCTACGCCCGGCGGCAGCAGGTCAGGCGCCAGCGCGGAGGTAGCGTAGTCGGAGAACATGTCCACTGGCTCGATGGACTTGGCCTCAGTGCGCGAGAGCGCGCCGGACAACTCGGCGAAGCCTTCAGTGATGATTTCTTCGGGGCTGGCGCAGTTGTAGCCGCGCGCGGTGATTGCAGCGCCGATGTCGATCAGTCGCCGCTTCAGGCTGGCAGTGCGCACGGCGTCGCAGTAGGTGGCGATGTTGCGCGGCGATCCGTGCAGGCCGATGATATAAGCAGACAGGTCGGTGTTTCGCTCGGCTTCCAGGTGCGCCATGACGGCGTTTGTGTCGAACGCTGCGCCGCGCTCGTGCAGGGCGAGGATCGCGCGGTACACAGCGCGGTTGTCCTCGGTGAAGAAGTCTTCCGGTTGCAGCCGCGCAAGTGCTTCTCCAAGCACTTCGCGGTCTGCCAGCAGGGCGCCGAGAACGGACTGCTCTGCCTCTCGATTCGTTGGGGGTGTAAGCAGGTGCTCAGACATCACGGCTCCGTCAAGCCAGAATAGGGGCCAGTAATCCGTGTGACGGCACGGAAACCACCGCGGGGTGGCTGTCCTGGCGGGGGAACGCTTAGAACAGTCCGTCAGGCTTTGCCGCAGCGCGGATCAACCACATCGCGCCCTCTTGGAAATGCGTCTTCGCGAGTGCGACAGCGCGCTGGTCGGCCACGTCGTCGAGGCTGTTGGCTCGATCCAGAAGGGCTTGGAACGCTTCGCCGTGCGCCTTCACGTCGTTGATGAAGTCGCTGGTCTGCTGGCTGAACTTGCGGTAGCCCTTGATAGCTGGCCGCATCGGGCTCTGCGGGATGTTGTCGTCGGTCATGATGCCCTCCTGGGGCTATGGTGGATCAGAACGGGATGTCATCGTCGTCGAAGTTCGCGACGGACGGCGGCTGCTGCGGCGCCTGCCGCTGCACCGGAGCCGACTGCTGGCGCTGGCCGCCACCTTCCTCGCGAAGCTCGAAGATCGAGATCAGCACGTTGTCGCGGTTGTCCGGGTTCGGCACACCGGCCGGATTGAAGGTGGTATCGAGCAGGATGAACTTGCTGCCGTCTTCAGATTGCATCAGGCTGCCGACGTTCTTGTACCGGCCCTTGGTCTCGCCGTTGACGGTATACGAACCCGTCTTAACCGCGAGGTCACGGATTTTCTTTGCGGGCATAGCTGTAGTCTCGGTTGGGGTGGCGGACCGGCGTCGGCCCAAGGATCTCGATCATCTTGCCAGAGTCGAGGTAGGTTTGCAGGTCTTGGTTCAGCGCGTCGTGCTCGACCTGCTTGCGTTGCACGTCGTGGGTGTTGGTGGTCATGGCTCCTCCGGGCGTGAACCCTTAGCATCCACCCCAATAAAGGGCTTGTCAAGCTCGGCGCGAGCGGCGTCCAGTGAGCGGGCGATAACCGCGATGCCGCCGACGGAATTGATATGCGCCGCCCATCGGTACTGCTCCTCGCGAACCGGACCCTTCTCGGTCTTGACCTCGCACGACAGGAAGACCGCCACGTCGCGCCCGACCATTTCCGGGGTGATCTTCACCCGGCGGTAGCCGATCAGGTCGCCGGAACCTACAGCGAGGCCGAATCGAATACGTTGGGCGTGGCCGCCGAGGCTGCGCACCAGGTCGAGAACCTTGGTGATGATCGCCTGCGCGGTGAAGCTGTGCTTGTGGGCGATCATGAGGCCCTGGCCGACGGTGTTTCTGAATAGGCGGACGCTACCGTTCGATAGCTTGTCGCGGATGTCGGTTTGGATTTTGCTCTCACCGCCCATTGCGCTTCCCCCTAATAGCCGTCGCCCGGCCGACCTTTCGGACTCGTTCCGGCGGCGCTGGCAACGCCACCGCCTTCGCCACATCCGCCGGCCAATGCTCCACCTCAGCCCACCGATGCTCTCCCTGCGGACGACGGCCTACCAGCACGCGCCCTTCCTCGTCCTCTACCCACGCAGCCGTCACAGTGCCGCCCGTAGCGCGCACCTGGTCGATGATCGCAGTCATCTCCGGGTACGCCGCCCGATTCTCATCTTTGCTCGTCATGGTACTTCTCTGCCTCCGGGTTATGCAGGCACGCGCCGCGGCCTTTGTGGTGTGGGAAGTGGTATCCGAAGCATCGGCAGCCACGGACGCCGATCTCTTTCATTTCGCGGTATCGATCGACGCGGTATTCCGTACTCTTGCATCCCGGCGTTCGGCAGCGAGGAGGCTTGCGCAGGTAGGCGTCAGGGTGCTTGGGCAGTGTACGCCGACCATCGCACTTACGGCAGCGGACGTGACTCATAGCCAGTCGCTCCCTTGCGTTGGTCGCTGCTTCGCCATGCGCGCCTGAATGACATATCCTGCACGGCGAACCTGCTTCTGCGCTTCGTCCGGCGTCAGCGGCCTACCCAGCTTCTCGGCCATCTGGCGCTTGAATAGGTCAACCAGCCCTTCGAGTGATTTGGTGCGGCCTTGTTCGATGCGGGCTGGGTTGATGGCCTTACGCACCACGTCAGGCGTAAGCTCGACCAACTCGCCGTCTCGCTCCTCGATCTTCCGCACAGCGACATCGACCGTAGTGTTGCACTCGGGACACACCAGCAGTGTGTTTCGGAACCGACTGAAGCACACCTTGCATTCGCGGTACTGCGAAGGATCGGTGGCGGCTTGGCGATGCGACGGCTCCAAGTCCCACTCGACGTGATCGTCTGGCAGGCCGAAGCGCTTCCAGTTCTCGACGTGATCGAGGATGACTAGGTGGTCTTTGCCGGGTTCGTTGCGCAGACCGCGCCCATCCCCCTGCATCTTCACCACGCGCGACTTCGTGGCGCGAAGCCATTGGACGCAATTGATCGACGATACGTCGAGACCTTCGAGGAACAGGTTGACCGACGAGACGCCCTGTATCTCGCCAGCATCGAGAGCGGAAAGCGCGCGCTTTACGTATCCCTTCCCGTGCTTCTTGTCGCTCTCACCGTCCAGACTAACGCAATTGATTCCGTCAGCTCGGTACTGCTCGGCAACGTGCTCGGCATGGGCCACGTTAACAGCGAATGTCAGAAACCTACGATCAGGACAGTGCTTCCGAAACTCCGCCACTGCATCGCCAATGATCGCCGGCTTGTCCAGAATCTCCGCCTGCTCCTCAGCGATGAACTCGCCAGCGCGCGAATGGAGGCCGGCGGTGTTGATGGACGACTGCACGGAGAAGTAGCGGTAGCCGCACAGTCCCTCGCCTGCGTGCAGCTTCCCCCACTCGATCAGGTCCGCCACGGATGGGCCAACGATGAGGTGCTGGAAGTGATCGCCGAGTCCGCCTCCGCCAGGCCGGATAGGCGTGGCCGTCAGACCAATATGCAGCGTATCCGGGTACGCCTGCATGATCTCCGTCCACGTCCTCGCGCCTAGGTGGTGGCACTCGTCCCATAGCATCACAGAAGGCGGACGCATCCTGTGGTGGCGGTTTCGCAGGACACCGAGACTGCATACGTGGACGCGCTGACGCGGGTTGTAGGCCGTTCCCGAAGCGAGGATGCCGTGCTGCACGCCGAATCGCTTCAGCTTGTCGCTCATTTGCTCGACAAGGAAGTTCTTGTGGCACACGACCCAGACTTCGTGGCCGCGTTGGTAGGCGCCTTCGATGATGGAGCATCCGGTCGGGGTTTTCCCACCGCCCGTGCCCATCTGGATGACGATGCGCTTGTGGCCGGCGCGAATGGCATCGCGGGCCTGTTGCACTAGGTCGAGTTGGTATTGGCGTAGTTGCATGGTAAGGCGCCGTCACGCCTCCGCCTCCTATGGCGTATGGTTGTGGGGGTTAGCCGATGCCTTTGATCTGGCAGCAGTCTAGCCTTGACTTGCCGCCCGCCGCCTTGCAGTCCTGAGCCAGGATTGCTTCGATTGGCTGGCGTGGCCTGTAGTTCCTGGCAACCAGTTCGATGTTCGTTTTCAGGTTGCCGAGCGATGTGCTGGACATGCAGGTGTAAGGCCGATGCGTCCACGAACAGCGGAGGATGGCGAAGTAGAAGTGGCGCTTCGCCGGCCCGCTCCTGCCGCGCCCCATGTACACCTTCGGCTCCGTCGCGTGCCGAATGACACGCAGACGCCCATTCAGGCGCACCACGTCACCCTCGCGAAGGGACATCAGGAACGCATGGCGATTAGGGTCCATCACTCCTCTCCCGCACGTTAGGGGGTTGTTGCCTAGCTGTACCGATCTTCGGCCCATTTTTGCCAGTCGAAGTCGCAGCCTCCTGTTTCGGCGCACATCTGCGCATCCAACTTGCAAGTTGGGCAGCATGGAACGCTAACCGTAACTTTGGTTCCTGGCGGAAACCCGTTGGCAATCAGGCTAAGGCGCGAATCCCAATCGCCCTGCTTGTCGCCATCGGCGTAGATCCACCATCTCGCCCTATGCTCGTCGCAGTTCGGGCCGGCGTACACGTCAGGTTTCTGTTCAGCCCACATGATCTCTTGATAGTCCAGCTTCTCACTCATCACCCATACCTCATGTGGTGGAGGGGCATCACTTCACCCCCTCCTGCACCAAAATCTGCCGCACCCGCTGCGCCGAAATCGGAGGCTTGACCTTCAGGCCGATCTCCTTGTAGGTCCAGCGGCCCGTGCTGTGCAGCTTCACGATCTCGGAGCGGCGAGCGGCGTAGGCGGCCAGTTCTTTCTCGTACTTGGTAGCCATGGCGGCACCTCATCTGTGGATACGGGGCAGACAGTAACATGCAAAAAGGGGGTTGACAAGGGGTTATTTGTGGGGCACGATTCAACCGTCACAACCACCAACAGGAGTTTCCGTGTCTGTCACCGAAAAACACGTCTACAACGTCGAAGGCTTCGGCCACTGGCTCGCCAAGGATGCCCAGCAGGCTCGGCGAGCAGCCCTGCTCGGCGTCACCGCCAAGCGCCTGACCGGCGGCGAGATCATCGCCCTGCCGCCGGGATCGATCAATGACGCCGAGGCTGTTCTGGCTCGCGCCGATCAGCCCGACCTTCCGCTGACGCCGGCCAGCGAATAACCACCAACGGCGCTGCCGGTATGGGGCGCCTTCCTTGACGGAGGAATCATGCAACCTGGCATCTACACCGACCTGTCCAGCGAGCAGTACCACGCCGCTGACGGTATCAGCAACTCCGGTCTGCGCATCATCAGCGAGCGCACGCCGGCCCACTACTTCGCATCGCTCCACCAGCCGCGCATCCCGACGCCAGCCATGCTTGCCGGCAGCCGCCTGCACTTGGCGGCGCTGGAGCCCGAACTGTTCACGCAGACCTACGGCGTCATGCCGAAGGCCGACATGCGGACGAAGGAAGGCAAGGCGATCCGTGAGGCGTGGGAACTGGCGAACCCGAACCGCACGCCCATATCTGCCGACGAGTACAGCCAGTCGATGTTCATCGCCGACGCGCTGCACGCCAACGCCACCGTGCGCGAACTACTGCGTGGCGGGCACAACGAACGGTCAGTGTTCGCGCGCGATCCCGAGACCGGCGTGCTGGTGAAGTGTCGCCCCGACAGCGACACCACGATCACCGGCCGTCGCGTGCTTGCCGACCTGAAGACCACCGAGCGGGCCGATGCCGAGAACTTCATGTGGTCGGCCTACCGTTACGGCTACTTCCAGCAGGCTCCGTTCTATCTCGACGTGTGCGCATGGGAAGGCAGTGAGCCGCCGCCGGAGGACTTCTTCTTCATCGCCGTGGAGAAGGAGCCGCCCTACGCGTTCGTAGTCTACCAGGCGGCCCCCAGGATGCTCTCACGCGGCCGTGACGCCTACCGCGGCGCACTGAACACCTACGCGCAGTGCATGGCCGAGAATCGCTGGCCGTCCTACGCCGACGACATCCACACGCTTGACCTCCCGGAATCGATCCACGTCCGCATGGATATGGCCGACTCCGACATGGTGGAGAACATTTCCTATGTCTGAATCCTGCTCGCAGGCAGGAATGAAGATTTGTACTAAGTGCAAGGTGCTAATGCCGCTAGATGGCTTCTGGAGGTCGGGAAAGTCACTTCAGACACAATGTAAGTTATGCAAGAAGAAGTACATGGCGGAGTACGCAGCATCAATTCCTGGGTACAACAGGATGGTTTATCAGCGGCACAAGGCATCCACCAGAAGCAGGACTCTATTTAGGAAATATGGGATAACTCACGAGGATTACGAGAAGCTTCTTTCCGAACAGAATGGGAGGTGTGCAATCTGCAGAGTAGAAGAATCTTCTCAGTTCCACGGAGTTCTTCATGTGGATCACTGTCACAAATCTGGCGCTATCCGAGGTCTGCTGTGCCGAGGATGCAACCATGTTTTAGGTGTGGTTGGAGATGATCCAGAAATCCTAGAAAGCGCAATAAATTACCTTTCCAAGGCATCAAGGCAGATAGGGAGAAAATAGTGAATAGCAGCGTATCTAACCTGACCGACACGATAATTCCCAAGAGCGACCAGCTAAACGCCGATCAGCTCATCGGCGGCCCCATGACGATTACCGTGACGGCTGTCCGTCGCGGTAACAGCGAGCAGCCGATCATCGTCCACTACGCCAACGAGGCCGGGCGCCCCTACAAGCCGTGCCTGACCATGCGCAAGGTGCTGATCTTCGCGTGGGGCGAGGATGGCGAGGCGTGGGTTGGCAAGTCGATGACCCTCTACAACAAGCGCGACGTGAAGTGGGGCGGCGTGGAGGTCGGCGGCATCCGTATCAGCCACATGTCGCACATCGAGGGCGACATCAAGCTCTCGCTGGCGGTGACGCGCGGAAAGAAAGATCCGGTCATCATCAAGCGGCTGGACGTGCGTGATCCCACGATCGCCGCACGCACGGCGCTGGAGCAGGCATCGCGCGGCGGCATGGCGTCGCTGCGCGCTGCATGGGAGGGTCTGCCGGCAGCGATGAAGACGGCCATCGGAGGGTGCCCGGCCGAGTTGAAAGAGAAGGCTCAAGCGGTGGATGCGGCCAATGCGCCGCCACCCGCTGCCGAGATCGTTGACACGCCGGCCGAGGTGGCGCAACCTGAGCCTGTGCCGCCGGCAGAAAGTGCGCCGACGAACACTGATGAGTTCTTCTGATCGTGTGGGTGCTGTCGGCGCGCAGCCGTCGGTCGCGCTTTGAGTAACAGCGGCAGTCAGGGCTGCCGTCTACCGCGTCGCGGGCCTATGGGTTCCTTGCGGCAGTGACCTGGCCGGGCTGGCCCCACGTTACGGGGCTGAAGTTTCAGGTTGCGGGTTCAAGTCCCGCTCACCGCTCCAGCAACCACCGGACCAACCGATTATGCGGCACAGCACACGCCACCCCCCAGTCAATCACCTGCGCCTCCCACAGCGCATTGTCATCGTCAGTCGGGTTTGACGGTTTCACCGGCATCGGCGGGCAGAGCACCATTGCCTCCCGCGGCGGCGATGGCTTGATTAGCTCGACTGAGTGCCTGGTGCAGGCCGTCAGTGACAGGAGCAGGACGCACGCACTTGCTGGGATTTTCACGAATCGTCTCCCGGATGGTGTTGGTGACGGGTGGCGTGGCTTCCAGCAGCGCGATGACCTGCCGGCTGTAACCGTCGGCGCGCTCGCGCTCAGCCTCGACAGCCTTGTTCAGCGCATCCCGCCGGCCCGCGTCGGCGCGCAGCGCCTTGTTCTCGTGCCGCTGCCCGTTGACGTACCAGCCTGCGCCGAATGAGCCGCAGACCACGGCCGCGGCCACCAGCAGACGAACCCACGGCGGCACGATCACCCGAGCGTCACTCGCCGCGCCAGCGCGCTCAGGAGCGACGCCACGGCGCGGTAGGCGACCGAGACCAGCGCCGCAGCCGCGAGCCCGCCCACGGCGCCGATCAGGCTCTTGTCGTTGAGCCAGTACACGAAGAACGCGGCCAGCATCGAGGTCAACTCGATGAAGGTCAGGCGCAGGTGCATCAGGTCTTGCCGGCGGGTGTCCGGGATGAACCGGCGCAGGACGTGCATCAGGGCCATGCCGGCGACCAGTGCGGCGCCGAACCACGCGGCGCCGAGCGGCATCTTCGTGGCCGAGTAGGAGAGGAAGTCGACCGCCGCGCGGAGCATGGTGAACAGCTCCTCGCCGTTGGCGATCGTCGCCAGGATCAGGCCGCCGGCCGTGAGGCTGACGGCGGTTCCCGCGGCCTTCACTGCCCGCCCCTGCCCGCCCCGAGGCTGGCGAGCTTGTCGTGCGCCCACTGGGCCAGGCCGGGCTTCCAGATGGCGAGTGCGGTGACGGCGGCGGCTACCAGCCAGCCGGTCATGACGCACCGTCCAGAAGGTCAGCGGCGGCGCGCAGACGGTCGGCTAGGGTTCCGTGGTCGCCTACTTCGACGCGGATCTTGCGCTGGTCTTCGGTAGCCAGCGACTCCAGGGTCACCTTCGGCTTGGTCGGCGGCGGGGTGATGATGATGATGGTACTCACGGCGACTTCTCCGGTTTCAGGTACGGAGCCATCATGTAGATGGCATTGAGGTGATCCTGCATTCGCTCGATCTTCCGATCGTGCATCACGAACATCGCCAGCAGTGCCGCGTTCAGGCCAAGCATCAGGTAGAACGCATTCCATGCCCGGTGCGACTTCCCTTCATCCTTAACCACGACGGTTTGCGTAGCACTCTGGCGTCCGCCCAACGCATCCCGCAAAACCCGCTCAACCAGGTCGTCTGCCGGCTCCATGACTCACCCCCTGCGTGAGTTTGCTCCTACGAGTTCGTGCAGGGTAGCAGACAGAGAATCCAGCCGCGAGCGGAGTTCCAAGGTAAATGAATTTAGTTCGGCACGCAGAACGCTAACGCCTTCCTCGACTCTTTTCACGTCGGCGTCGCTGGCGAACCTGACGGGCACTTCGGCCTTGAACGATGACAGGTCGTCGGATAGCTTGTCCATGCGCGCTTCGGTGCGTGTCTGGCCGCGGATGATGAATCCGAGCACGATACCCATGAGGGCTTGGACGGCGCCCACGAGGATCACGATCACGGTCGTTGGGTCCATGGTCACAACTCCCTCCACAGCTTCCGGGCGCGCTCCGTGGCGCGGACCCTGGCATCATACCCGACAGGCATGACCTTGGTGTTCACGCGGCCAAGATTCACGGCCCGGCTGACGGCCAGGATGTTGTCGCCATAACGGTCGATACCGTTCACTTTCCAGTACCAGCCGCCGCTGTTCACCGAGTCCGGCAGGCGTTGCAGCATCGCCGGGTCGCGAACCACCCGGTCGTCGCCGTAGGTGTCCATGCTGTACCGTCGAACGTTGTCCTTCCCCGTGAGCTGCTTGTAGCCCTGCCCCCTGAACAGCCATCCGTCGTTCGGAGCTGTGTTGCCCATGCGGCCGCCGTAGACGTCGTTGGCGATGGCCTGCGGGCCTGATCGGGCGAGAGACACGGCCTTCGCATTCGGGAGCCTATCCTTCGCCGGCATCTTCGCCGTGGCCGGCGTCGCATACCGCCCAGGCCACACCTCCGCCATCCGCTTCGCGCTGTAGCCCATGTTCTCGGCCACGGCGGTGAAGTCGCGCGACTCAACGATCATCTGCCCCAGAAATTCCGGCACGTTCTTGATGCCGTACAGGGTGACGGCTTTGTCCAGCGCGGCGGCAACGGCGGCGGGCGCGCCTAGCGCCATGGCGATCTTAGATGTCTTGTTCATGGGTTAAGCAGCGCCTCCAGACGCGCAAGTCGTTCTTCTTGTCCGCGGGCGATGAACAGAATTAGCTCATCCATTCGGAAGCTGTATCGATCGCCGGAAACGGATGCATTTCTCAGCTTCACACGGTTAGAAGTAACGACGACACTGCCATCCTCGCCAATCCCCTCCGGCACATCCTCCCACAACTCAGGAGCCTCATCCCACTTGTCGTAACAGATGAACCCGTACTTAAATGGGCTGAGGCCACACGACTCCATAATCTCGATTACGCGCTGCACCGTAATGCCGACGTGAAGTCTTGCGTCATCGCCCTTTGATTCGATGGCAGAGAGCCATCGGTACGTGCCTATTTCCCTCGCCAACTCCTTCGCCGCAGCGAGTTCATCATTGGAAAGCGGCTCAACCTTCGTCTTTTCTCGGGCATCTGAAGTATTAATAATGCTGGTGGCGGCATATATAACACTCCATCTTGATCCTGGAGTCCCGCAGCTTGCCGCGTTATCTGCGGCCGGTAAAAACTGTGTCTCGTTGAATGCGTACCTAGGCGTGAAAGTTCCTGACACCAATTGCTCAATGTTGAATCCGAAGTCAACTGCGTCGGAAACGTTTCCCAAGAACCTCCACCCATTGACCGCGCCTGGAGACACCATTTCGTAGGCAGGAATATCCTTCTGCACGCGATGATCGAAATTCGCTCGAAGTCGGGTGCCGTCGTGTCCGAAGATGATGCTGTTGTTGTCTAGGGCGAAAGCCGCAACCCATTGATCTTGGATCGAAATTACCTTGGATGCCCAGCCGCTTCCCGTAGCCATGCGGTAGGCTGCAATCTTGCCATTAGAGTTAGTCGGATTTACGGCGCTCCATTGCGCAGTCGTTAAGTCGGCTGATACCACTTGCTGATTGGTTGCCGTGTTGCTGAATGTTTTGTCGCCACGCCAGAACTGACCAGTCGTACCAGCAGTGATCGTCGGCTCCTTCCCTCCCAGCGCATCAAACACCGCATCTCCGCTAGGTGCGTGCGTGGTATCGCCATTAATGATGCTGGATGCGATGACGGCTGCGCGCGCAGTCGCATCGGTGTAGGCGGTTGCGCCGGTCGCGATGCCGTTGAGCTTCGTCTTGTCAGCGGCCGACATGCTTCCGGCAGCGCTTGTGGTCGCCGCGCTGATAGCGAGCGTCCGGTTCGCCGTCAGGTTTCCGCCGCCAGTGAGCGGCGCCGTCGTGCTGATCGTGCGCGACGTGGGGACGTAGCCTGATAGCGAGGATGCGAGAGCCGTGATCTGCGCCTGCAACTTGCCGAACGCGGACAGCACCGAATCGGTCGCGGAGATGACTGCGGAACTCGCCAGCGATAGGCCCGTCAACAGCGTGTCGCGCACGCGGGCGGCGGTGAAGTAAAGATTCCCCGCCCCCTCCGGCACATCGTCCGTGTCTCCGTCGGACGTGCCAGATAGCCGCCCCTTTGCGTCGCGCGTGAGCAGCTTGAAGGTGCCGCCTCCTGCATCAGCCACGTCGGCGAGGCTGATCGTCGGCGGCCCCGCTACCGCATCGCCGTTCGACACATCGATCTGTCCGGCGGTTCCTGTGATCGTGGCGTCCGTGGTGCCGTTAATGCGGCCCTTCGCGTCCCGAGTGATTCCGCGCAGCGCGCCTGCGCCGGTGTCGGCTACGTCAGCCAAGCCGACGGCAGGATTCCCCGCTACGCCATCGCCGTTTGATACCGTCGTCTCGCCGGGTGCCGCTTGGATAGACCGCGTGGCGCTCGTTCCAGCAGCCGTGATGGCATACAGGCCAGTGGTTACCGTGTTTGCCAGCGCAGTTACGTTCGGCGGGATGTTAAGGATCAGTTCCCACGACGTAATCGACAGTTGCGATGATCCGCCAGACGACGGAGGCACATAAAGAGTGCCATCGGCGTTGAATACGTTTCGACCAATGGTGGCCCCGACAGTCGCGCCTGGCGTGATGTCGATGATCTTGCGCAGGCCGCCTTGGAGGTGGACTTCAATCTTCACTGGCGGCCTCCATGAACAGCCTGATCGCCTGCTCACGCTGGTCGCGCATCTGGCGGATCACAAGTGACTTGTCGCCGTTCGCCTCCCCTCCAGACACGTACTCGCGATACTTCTTGTCGATCATCTCGTCACTCATTGGCTGGCGGATGAAGTCCTCCATCTCGCGGTTTATCTTGTTAACTGACTTCTCAGTGTCCAGCATCATTTTCGTGATCGAGCCTTTGTCGTATTCAAGCTGGACATTCCCAGACTCGGTACGCTTCAGGCCTGACTTACGGATGCCGCGCTCGTCGCGTGCAGTCGTGCGGCGAGAATACTGGCCCAAGTCAATACCGTCGATGCCGAGCTGTTCAGCCTTCATCTGGACAGCATCGCGCACATCTGAAGGGCTCGCGTCTTCCGGGAAGCTGTTTGCGAGGTCACGCAAGGACTGTAGATCCTGCTTCATGTTCTGCGTGCGCTGCAGGTAGGCGCTGTAGTCGCGCTTCTGCTTGAAGTCAAGATCAGCGTAGTCTGGAGCATCGAATGAGGATCGGTCGCGGAACTGGACGCCCATTCCGAAGACCTCTGCCATCGTCAGCGCGGTTCCGCCAGCGACGCCGTTGTCTCGCATGGCGTCAGCGACGTTGCCGAAGGTCATTGGGGTGACAAGGCCAACAGCCTCATCAGTAGGAGTAGTTGCCTGCCCGACCATATTCTCGGCCGTCAGGGTGTTCACCACAGCGCCAGGCACAGGCGCCAGCTTCGACCTGATGAACGACCCAATGGCGTCAGCGACAGACTGGTCAGCGATGCCCATCTTCTCGTAGTTCGGCGCCTCCGGGAATGCCCCGGCAAGAGACTCGAAGCCGGCCCGATCCAGCATCTCGCCAGTGTCATATAGCAAGTTCGTCAGGCGGTAGTTGTCGCGCATCGGCTTGACGTCACCTGATGCCGTCTTCGTCTCTCCGCCAATGGATCGCGCAAGAATGGTGCTCACCTGCGCCAAGCCAGACAGAGGGTCCACGAACCAGTCTCCGAAGCGCATGCGGCCGAAGCTGCTGCTGCGAGGGTCAAGTTCGATGAACGGGCGGCGGTCGTCCTTATCCTCGTCCAGTGTCGCGTTCAGCATGGCGCCGAGTGCGTACACCACAGCCACGCCTGTCAGGTAGCGGGCGTAGTCCTGCGCGATCATGGCGCGCGTGCGGTTGCTGCCGCCGTAGAGTGGCTGGCCGGCTAGGAGTTGGAATCGGCTGGCGACCAGCTTGGGCGCGAAGAAAATAGTGTTCAGGCCAGCGGCAGCCGACTCGGACATCAGCGGCACCTTGCCGCGCCCGGTGGCGACGTTGATGTAGTTCGCGATCGCCTTGATCTCTGCGTCAGTAGGCTCTGCGCCACGCTGCAGGCTCGCGAGCATGGCGTCAAAGCTGTCGGCGCGCAACTTGTTCAGGAACGTCGTGTACGCGCGGGCAGAGCCACGAACAGGCGCGGTAGCGACGTTGAACGCCGTGCGCGCGAAGTTGCGGGCCGGCTGTCCAGGCTTACGCTCCAGCTTGTTCAGGAAGCGCGTCATGTACGCTTCCTCCATCTTCGACAGGCTTCCAGAGTCGTCGGTGATCTGCAGGCCGGCGCGCTTGTAGAGCGGCGCGTTATCGCGGTCCTTGATGTCGTTCTCGACCTTCAGTGCCGCACGCTCGCTGGCGAACGCTTTCAGCATGTCGGGGATGGACTCAGCCGCGCGCACAGGGTGTCCGAGCGCCACGAAGCCGCCCTGACGCAGCAGGGCCGACAAGTCGAAGCTGGTCATCACGGCGCGGGCCAGATTCAGGCCGCTGGCAGTGTTGTCGAGGTAGCGCTTGGACCGACTGCGCTGCTGCAACTCAGCGAAGAATTGGCGGCTGCGGAAATCCTGACGCAGCTTCTCCAGTCGGTAGAGCGCCTCCTGATTGGCCTCATTCAGCGCCTTCGGCACCCGCGGAGAGCGAGCATAGTCGCCGGCCGCAATGCGAGCCTGCACGCGCTCGATCTCGCTGGCGATCGACGTGCTGCGGCGCTGCTGGTACACCTCATCCGGCGAGCGGCGAGGACGCATGGCGGTGTCGATTCGGCGGATCTCGCGCTGGAGTTCGTCACGGCGGGCGGCCAGTTCAGGCTGCCGTTCGTCGGGACGCTCGCGCTTGGCCGGTCGCCGGCCGGTGGCGATCATGTCCTCCAGGTCCGCAATCTGCTTCTCCAGTACCTCCCGACGCTTCGCCAGCAGGACAGCCTCAGCCTCCGGCGTCCGCGCACGGCGCGTCGCCTGCTTCAGCAGCTCCGACAGGCGGGCGCGAAGCTGGCGGATCTCCTCCGATGCGCGCTGACGGGCGACCGGCGTCTTGCGCGGCAGCCCAGCCTCAGCGTCGGCGATGTCCTTCTCCAGCCGCACGACGGTGCGCAGGTCGCGCAGGGTTTGCTTGTCGGCATCCCGCGTCGGGCTGGCGCGCTTGCCGTAGTCGGCGAACAACTGGCGAACGTCGGCCTCGGTAGCCTCGGGCGCGACGGTCTGCACGTCAGCGGTGACCGCCTTCATGATCGCGTCGGCCTGGCGCTCACCGGCACGGATACGGGCCATCACGAGGTCGCGGACGTCCTCGCGGGTGACGTTGGCCAGGTCTATCGTCGCCAGCACCTCGGCGGTGGTCGGTGCGTCGGGTTTCGCCGGGACGTTGGCGCGCTTGGCAGCGGCGAACAGGTCAGGCCAGCGGTCTTGCAGGGCGGTGAACCGGGAGCCGAGATCGGCCGTCATCGCCTTCACCCAATCAGCCAGCTTCACGGCGCCGTTGGCAACGTGCCAGGCGCCGATGTCGATCACGTCGGCCAGCATCGCCACCGGGTTAGTCACGGCGCCGGACTGCCCGCGCTTGCTGGGCACAGACTCGGCGGCAGCCAGGCGCTTGCGGGCGGCGTCGGCGCGTTCTTTCAGGATCTCCAGCTTCGACTTTCCAGACCGAGCCGCTCCCCGCATCTGGGCCGTGGCGGCACGAACCGCCTGCTCGATGGTCTCGCGCACGATCACGGTTTGTTCGTACTCGGCGAGCTTGGCGCGGGCGGCCTCCAAGTCCGTCTCTGCGGCCTGCAGCTTCTCGGACAGCGCTTTCAGGCCAGCCGTCTCCTCGGTGGTCAGCGCTTCGCCCTTGGCCCGGCGCAGCTTCGACTCCATGGCTTCGAGAGTGAAGTCGGCGGCCATGAGCCGCTGGCGGAACTGACCCAGCCGGCCCCACTCGCGGCCACGGGCGACGTTCGCCTCGTCGATGCGGTTGATCTCGGCCTCAGCGTCATCCCACGCGCGCTGTGCGGCTGCCTTGCGCTCGGGACTGGCCTTCGGGTCGGCGATGACCTTGGCGGCGTCCTCACGGCGATTGCGGGCCTCCACCTTGCCGATCAGCAGCGCAGCCTCCTCGGTGGCGCTGATGGGCGCATCCGGGGCGCGGGCGGCGATCTCGGCGACCAGGCTCGGATTGTCGGCCATCGCCTCGCGGGCGCGCGTGACCGTCTCCTCGTTGGACTGGCGCATGGCGCGCAGGATGGGCTCGCGCATCTCGGCGGCGCGTTCGGCAGCGGTGACCCGGTTCTTCGTGCTGGTGGGCGCTGGTGCGCCCCCGCCAGCAGCGGCCGGGGGCGGCGGAACAGCAGGCGCGGCGGGGGCCGCGTCAGACTGGATCACCCCCTCGGGGCTCGGCGCAGTGCTGGCCGGCTCAGCGCGCACCGCCGCCGGAGTGGTGACCGGAGGGGAGGCCGGCGCGGGCTCAGCCTGGGGAGTGGCTGCCGGCGGCGGTGCGCCAGCCGACTCTACCGCTGCCGGGCGTGCCGGCGCAAGCGTAATGCGCGATGCGTCTGCGCCAGCGCGGAACGCCATGCCGGCCGGCGTCCGATACTGCTCTGCCCGGCCGCGGATGCCGCCCTGCGCGTCTCCAAGGATGCCGCCCTGCTGCCGGGCAAGCTCGTACATCGCCGTGGCGATGCCGCGGCGCTGATACTCAGGCTCGACGTTCACCGTCGGCGGCAGGCCATCGTTGCCGTAGACCAATGTGCCGACAGGCGTGTCGCCGTCGAAGGCTGTCACGCGCCGCACCTGCCCGAACTCGGAATAATCTGTACCGTCGGGGGCAATCTCATCCACCAGCCGGAACTGGCCGCGGCCGGTGTCGGCGTCTACTTCAAGTCGCCCTTCGGTTGGCGCGATCGGCTCGGGCGCTCGCGCCGGTGCTGCCTCGACCGGCGGTACAGGCGCAGGCTCCGGGGCGGCCTGGGCCACGGGTTCAGTAACGGCGGGTGCCGACGGGGCGGCGTCGGAAGCGGCGGGAACAGGCTCAGGAGCAGGAGCAGCAGGCGCATCGGGACTCCTGGCGATGGGTGGTTCGGCAGGGATCAGGTCGGCGAAGGCACTGTCGTCGAGAGCGCTTCGGGAGCCGCGCGCCACGTCAGGGTCGGCCAGCGGCGCCGGGCCGCGGTCGCCGATCACGCCGCCCAATCCGCCGCCTAGGATCGCATCCAGCGCTGCGTCGCGCAGGCTGTACTCTTGATCCAAGCCGAGGCGGTCTGGCAGGGCGATGTTCTCGGCCTGCTGCTGGAGGTAGCCGGCAGGAACTTCGGCAGCAGCGCCGCCGACGACGCGCGTCGGGACTCGGCCGCCTGCGGCGCCAGGCAGCATAAAGGCGGCAGTGTTGGCTGCGCCGCCAGCGCCGAACGCGCCCAGTGCCTCGCCAGTAGTGCCGCCGGCCTCGATGACCTGCCGACTGAGGTCGGAGCCACGCGAGATGGACGGGATGATGGACGCACGTGCGCCCTGTTCGATGGCTTGTTCGGCGGCGCGGCCAATGGCTTGACGCACGGGCAGCTGAGCGACGGCATTGGCCTCTGCGGACCCGCCACGAGTCAGCAGGGCGGCAGCGAGATCCAGCCCGACCTGTCCGACGCCAGCGCCGAGTTGGTTCTCGGGGTTCGCAGCGCGCGGGTCGCCACGCAGGAGGCGGTCAGCCAGTGCGTAGGACGAGTCCACCTCGCGCCCCACGGCGTCCGTGGCTGCATTGTCGCCGCGGATCAGGTCGATGCCGGCAGCGACCGGCATGCCGACCAGCATCGTCGTCGCGCCGGCCGCCTTGCCGTAGCCGGCGCCCAGTCCGCGCGCGATGCTCTCGCTGACGCCAAGTGCGTCAGCCGGGGCGTCGAGCATCGACTGCACGAATCCCTTCTCCTGCTGTTCGCGGAAGCGGCGACCGATGGAGTCGAGGAAGCCTTCGGGTTCCGGGGCGGGCGCGGCGGCGGCGGGGATGAGGTCGGCGAAGGCGCCGGCCGCAGGGGCAGCAGGGGCCGGCGTCGGCGCCAACGTCTCCTGAAAGGCATCGAACAGGCGCGGATTGATCCCGCCGTCGGCCGGCTTGGACTTCGGCGGAATCAAGTCATCGAAAGCGCCCATTTACCTGCCCATTTCCTTCAGGATCAGCTCACGCATGCGTGCCTGCACCTTAGCAGGGTCCGCTCCGTTGGCGATAGCCCTCTGGGCGTCGGCCTTGAACTTTTGGGCGATGGCGTCTGCTTGCCGGCGCAATGCCACGGGGTCATCAGGCGCGCGCGCCTGACCGCCTCCTGGCTTCTGATAGTAGACGTCGCCAGCCATCGCCTGCCCAAGCGACCGGCCGCTGTCCACGACCGGGATGCCGTCGTCAGGCTCGTTCGGCGTGGTGTCGGTCTCGACCGGCGCGGCCATACCGCCCTCGTACTTGTCGAAGATGGCCTGCTGCGCGGCCTGAATCTCCGCGACGCGCGCCTGAGCATCGGCCAGTTTGCGCACACCCGGACCAGCGGTCGCGCCCTGGTTGCGCGCCACTTCGTCCAGCGCAGCCTGCAACTGAGGCTCCAGCGCCTTCAACTCGGACTGCAGGCGCATCTTCTCGATCTCGGACAGCTTCGGCGAGCCGGCACGACCGCCGCCAGACGCCGCCGGCCGGTTGGCGCGCACCATCGCAGCTTGCCCCTGCGCCGCATTGCGGTCGATCACGGACTGCCCGATCGGCGTCACCGTCACATCCCCGCCGCCGGGGATCAGGCGGTTGGAAAGCAGCATGCCGCCGGTGACCTTCGGGAGTTCGATAGGTCCGGGCGCAATGCCCCACAATTCATTATTAGCGCGTCCGTGGTCGCCTTCGACAGCCGCATCGCGGGCAGCTTGACGGAAGCGCTGCTCCTGGAGTTTTGCAGAGCCTCCCTCCAGCGTGTTGTAGTTGATGCCCGATAGCGCGATGCCAGCCTTTGCTCGCGCAACCACCTCTGGATCTTCACTGCCAACGTCAAGGAAGTAGCTGCCCAAGCTGTCTTGACTGAAGTGCTTGGCCTTCTCCATCTCCATGCGCGCCTGCGCAACCGATCGGTCGCGCTGCGCAAGCTGACCCATCGTGCGAGCCTCGATGTCGGCACGCTTGGCCGGGGTAACCCCCGCCAGCGCCTCGCCAAGCCTTGCCCATCCGTTTGCCATGACTCACCTCAACCGTAGAACAAGATGGGCTCTTTCACCACAGGGCCGATCGTCGTGTTTGCCGAACTTCCAGCTCCACTCGCCATGGCGCCACCTGCGCCACTGGCGACGCCGGAGAGCGCATCAAGCCAAGGATCACGCCGGATGCTGTTGTACCTAAGCTGATCGAGGTAGTTCTGCCCCGACGCCTCGCGCCCGATCATGCGCAACTCGTTCCCGAGCGTGTCGAACAGGATGCCTTCGTTCTGGCGCTGCAGGCGCGGCGCATCGATGCGGCTCAGCAGCCCCGCGCGGCCAGTGCCGTACTCGCTGAGCTGCTGCCCAGCCTCGGCCGTGCCCTGCCGGTAAGCCTCCGAGAATCCGCCAGGGCCGGTATTCAGACCCGCGTTCTGCTGCCCCTGCCTGAGCGTGCTCAGGTAGGACTCCATCTGTTGCGCCTGCTCATCGGCAGGGTCAGATTGCGCCTGCGCTGCAAGCGCCTCCGCGATCTTTGCCGACGCCTGCTGCTGCTTCTTGCCCTGCTGCGTGATCTGTGCAGCCAGAGCGCGATCCTGCTTCTTCGCGGTCTGTTGCGTGTTGTAGGCGCTCGCCGCTGCGCCAAGCAGCGTGATGCCAAGTGCAATCCAGCTCATGCTGCGCCTCCATTGCCAGGCAGGATGCCATGCTCTGGCACGATCAGGTCGGCCTCGATGTCGGCGAGGTCGGTGTATTGGGTGTGGTGTACGGTCAGCAGGATGGTGTCGCGGATGACGTGGAAGGCGCTCTTGCGGTACGCCGGAGACACCCTGACGTGATGGCCGGTCATGTGATGAACGAACCCATCCGGCAGGGTTACCTCCATCTCGCCATCGAGCATGATGAACATGTGCGAGCGCGCGTGCTCCTTGCCTGTGAATACGTGCCCGGCAGGCATCACGATCATCCGCGCATACAGACCTTCGGCATGAAAGTGAACCGGCTCAGGAAGCGCGGCCGGCGCCATGCAGAGCATCGCCGCCTGCAACGCCAGCACGTCATCGCGCGTCACGTTGCCAGCCACTACGACATCGGTGCTCATCCTCGGCCACTCCCGTAGCTGTAGTAGGGGCTGTAGAGCGATTGCCCATAGTTCTGCTCTGCCTGGCGACGGATGCGCTCCTCCTCGGACTTCTTGTAGAAGTCGGAGGCGGTGCCGAAGATGTCGCCCAAGCCGCCGGCAAGGCGCGTCGCCTCTCCAGACTGAAGGTTTGCCTGCATCGCAGCAGCCGCGTTCTGCTGGGCCGTCGTCAGATCGAGGCCAGACTGCGTGAGTGCCAGCAGGTTATTCTTCGCCTGCTGGTCGGCGCCCATCAGGTCAGCCTTCGCCGCAAGTGCGCGCTGATCCACGGTCAGCAGGCCGTCGGTGTACTCGCGGCCTAGCTGCGAGCCAAGGTCTACGGCGCGCGATCCGCCCGTGAGGCCGCCACGGGCAAGGCCGAATTTCGCCTGCCTGTCTGCGATGGTTTTCTGCTTGTTGAGGTCCGCCATCCCGAGATCGCGGGTGGCGTTGTAGAAGTCGGTGTACTGCTGCTGGCGCTCGGGGGAGCCGTAGATGCGCTCGACTTCGGCGGATGCGCGCCGGATGTTCTCCTGACGCTCGGCCTCCAGTCGCGCCGCACGCTGCTCAGCGGTCTCGGCCGACGACTTGGAGATGATTCCAAGCGGGTCAGCCCATCCGCCCGCCTTTCCGCCGAATAGGCCAAGGGGGTCGGTGATCTTGTCCCAGGTCTTGTCTTTGATGAAGCCGCCGCCCATCACTCACCTCGCAGTCTGGAGAAGCAGGCCACGCTCTCCCCGTTCCGGCCGAATGATGGCTTGACGCCTTCAGGGCGCATTTTGAGCCCTCTTTCGTACCATTCGCAAGCCCCCTCTCGGGAGGCCAGCGTCTCGACCTGCAGGCGCCGCACGCCGCACTCGGCGAACACGAACTCGGCCAGCCAGCGCAATGCACGGGTCAGGCCGGCGCCAGAGGTCTCCCACGTCGACAGGGGACTGCACATCCACATGTCGAAGCAGCCAGGCGTGACCGGGGTCAGGCCAAGGACGGCCAGCGGGCGGCCATCGGCGTCCTGGTAGCAGAACTTCATGCCAGGGCGCCCCCAGAAATCGGCCGCGGCCGCCTCGAAGTCCCACTCCGGGAGGAATGAGTAGGCCATGTAGTGCTCGATGTCGTCAGGCCGTAGCTGGCTGCACATCAGCCACGTATCGAGCATGGTGGCCTTGCGCAGCGATCGAGGCGCAGGCTTCACGATGTCGGCCTGAAGTCGTTGATGTAGAAGTTCGACGCCAGCCACTCCCAGCCGTTCGGGTTCTCGGACGACTTGTACCGAAGGCGCATGGCGAACGATGGGGCTGCCAACGGGATCGGGATGATGCTTCCGGGAACACTGTCGCCTGGTACCAACGCGTCTGTCGTGAACAGCGACGGGTCTGACTGGTTGAAGCCGACGGCGATGTTCGCCATGCCGTTCCCGACGACATCGACCCCGATCATCATTTTCGTGACGCCGGGCGACCCGAAGTCGAGATAGTGGGACTGGATCTCTCCGACCACCTCGACATCGGCTCCGGTCTCATCCTGATCCTCCAGCCGCTCCGGGTCGACGATGAATACCGAGTCGCCTGAGCGCAGGTACACGTCGTTTCCAAGCATCGCGTGAGCCTCCACTAGCCACGGGAACTCATAGAAGCTCCACGCTCCAACCTGGCCGAGCGTGGTCATGGAATAGACATAGGTGGTGGTCTTATCCGCCATCATCAGGCTCCGGGAACGACAGCCAATACTGGCCGAGTGACGGGTAATACAGGCCGCGAGGCTCGACCTCATCCGTCACGGCTTGCTTTATTGAGGCGCGCACCAGCGGGTCGATCGGCATGCCTACGTCGCCATTGACGAGATTCGTGCTGCCTGCGCTGATGCCGACGGTACGCACGCCAAGCGCGGCGAGGTAGAACAGGTCTTTCGCCACCGGCTGCGCAGCATGCTGCCACGTCGATCCGATACCCTCCATGACGTCCAACAACGCCATGTTCGCCGGGTCAGGATCGACCTGCCAGTTCTGGAACGTGGTGCTGCTGAAGGACACTAAGTTGCCACGGTAGATGTTCAGCACGGCCGTGTCGTTGCTGCCGTTCTGATTAAGCCCTGACGGCAGGTAGCCAGCGTCGTCAGCGGTCGTCCAGTCCAGCGGGTTGACCGTTGCGCTGAACTTGATGATGTCGCCGTCTGCGGCGTACACCTTCGAGGCGGTGATGGCCCACACCTTGCTGTTCGGAGCCTGCACGACCTGTCGCGTACTCGCCTGCCACGAGATCGTGTTGTCCGCGACTGACTCACCTACCGTGGTCGGCCACGTCGGCTCGACGGTTCCAGACTTCAGGATAGGAACAGCCCGGTACGTGATTCGGGTAGCGACCAGCGCCTCCCAGATAACGGTGCCGTCAGTGACCTGCACTCCGTTGACAGTAGGCCACACAGGCTCCGTGGCGTCGGACGTCCCGACGCCAGGCTGCACGGCCTTGAACACCAATCCCTCCGGCGGGGTAGGCGTGGTGTAATTCCAGGTGATGTCGTCGACGTAGATGTGGCCTCGCCCGCCACGGCCTACAACCCAGAAAGCAGCCGCAACGAACTCAGCGCCAGCAGGCGCGATGTCGGTCGCAACGCTCTCTACCCACTTGTTGTTGTTCCCGCGGCCCTTGATCAGGCTGCCAGGACTCGTGGATAGCGGCGTCATGCCCGCGCCATACCATTGCAGGTACATGCGCGCCTGAGACCCGTCGATGTCGCCGATGGTGTTGTACCTGAACCAGCCCTTCGCAGTCACGGACAGGCCGGGCGTTACGGGCTGTGCGTCGTCGCTGGTGGCGAAGCACTCAACGCCGCCCTCCTGCCCTGTGCCGGCACCACCGGGCCAGTAGAACGCATACAGGCCAGTCCTGGCATTGGTGTTCGCCACCTGAGCGACAACCGCCCCGCCGACGCTCTGATAGGTCCAATCGGCAAGGGTGCCAGTCTCGAACCCGCCGTTGTCGACGTCATTGAACGCGCCGCCAGCAAGGTCCGCCGTCGACCTGACGATGGACCCGGTGGGGTACAGGGTGCTCGGCTGCCAGACAGGGATCGCCATTATTCATCCACCGGAGTGAGAGCCGCGAGTGAGCCGAAGCCGCCTTGGTTGCCATATCGATCACTGACGCTTGGCGGCACATAGGGCGCCGTTGGGGCGCCAACCTGGTCAGGCTCCTGTTCTCCGACGTCAACGTCCTCGATCACAACGGCGCCCTCTGATGCCGTCCAGACAGGCTCAATTTGCCCTGTCGTCGTGCCAGGCCCGTCGATTGCGATGATCTCGTACATGTAGCCGTTGTAAACGGTAGGCTCCAGGAAGTCACCTACCTGCACTTCCTTGCCCTTCGACCATGCAGGCATCGCCGGATTGAGGCGCTTCGCACTGTACGTGTAGCCGGTCTGCACTGATGGCAGCACCGACTCGCCAAGGAAATAGACCGTCTCCGGCTTCCACGTCCCTTGCTCCTCCAGCCAGTAGGCCACATAGGTGCCAAGGTTGTCCTCAAACTCGGCGACGACGAACGGGTAGCCAAGGAACGGCTGAGCGAAGTGGATCTCGTGGATTGCCGCTGTGCTGTCTGGATCGGGGTTCTGCAGGACCGTATTGACGTATTTCGGGTTGGTGATCGTCACCGGCTCTGCACTGAAGACGTGCAGCTTGCCCCGGAACATCATCAGGCCCTTGGTGCCTGCAGGCAGCGTCGTGTCGAGACGGGTGCCTGGGCGAGGGACAACCGACCTGTCTGAGGTGACGTAGCAGTTCTTCAGCGTGTAGAAGCTGTCCTTCGCCGGGCCGCCCTTGTTGCGCTGCCGGGTGATGCCCTGCTTTGCGCTGGTGATGGCAAATTCACGCATCAGGGATCACCTGGCAAGCCAGTCAGGATCGGCAGCGGCGGCGGATACGACTGCTCCGTGCTCGGAACGTAGAGGCGCGTGTGATGCGAGCCGGCCGTCACGGCGCCGATGTAGTCTCGGTACTGACCCATGTAATTAGCCGCGTCAGGCTGCCCGTAGTGCGCCTTGGCGTTTGCCAGGGCGAACAGTTGGATAGCCTCGTAGTCGATCGTGTTGACGTCGGTGTCGACCTCCAACGGCAGCAGACCGAAGTAGCCCTTGATGCGCAGCTTCCAGTCGTCGGAAGACGGTGGCGGCCACACCTCGATGCACTGCCGGATCTCGTAGTGCGTCGGCCATGAACTGATGTCGCCGTAGTAGAACTCAGGCTTGATGCCGCACACGAGTTGGCGCCAAAAATTGTCGCCCTCGGAGATGCCGACCCATGTGATCATACGCGGATCGAGCTTCTTGGTGCAGACGTCCTCGTTGTCAGGCAGGTCGTAGAAGCGCACGCCAGTCAGCAGCGGCCAAGTGAAGAACCGCTCCAGACGGAATACCTTGTACTGGCGGTAAATCTGCTCCTGAGCGTCGCGCAGGAACGAGTTCAGCGTCACGGCGACGCCGGGCAGCGGCGTAGACACCATCGCGCCCCAGCCGAGCCTGATCATCAGGTACTCGCGCATCTGGGCGAGCGTCTTGGTCGGGTACTCGTCGTCGCACTCGCAGTTGTAGGAAACCTCTGCTGGCGCATCCTGGAACACGTACACAAGGATGTTGTAGCGAGACTCGATTGGGATTGCGTTGAGCGTACATGGCTGGAACAGTAGGTCGCTCGCCGGGGCCGCCGTTCCTACCACATTATTAGGGTCTTGCAGCCCGGTTGGCATCGCCACCGAGTCGCCGTCGAACACGAAGTCAACAAGTGGCTCGGCATCTGCGGACACGCCGCCAAGCACCAAATTCTCGGCCACCGCAGGCTCATCCTCTGAGAACAGCACGATAACCCCGATCCTCACCGGAGTTGATGGCGTGATCGTCCATGGAAACCCAGCCGCCGCATCGCCATCAGACGTCACGACGCTATCGAGGATAACCACGTTGGGTGATGCGGAATCGAGAGTGTATGCAACACCGCTCTCGTCAATGGGGACCCAAGGCATCGCGCTCTCCTACAAAAAACCCCGGCTGGGCGAGCCATGCCGGGGCCATCTTACCACCCACGGTGAGATTACTTGGCCTTCTTGCGGCCGTCGATCTGCAGCGACTCGGCCGGGCGCGTGGCGACGCCGGTCTTGATGCCGGCAGCCTTGGCGAGTTCGTCTGCGTTGCGGTACACCGTCGTCACGACGTCGCCGGTGTTCTTGTTGTTGTACTTGCGCTTCAGCGCCTCCAGGATCGCAGCAGCCTCGGACGGACGGTCGTCGTCGAAGAGGTGCTCGCCCTTGGTGACGTTGAACTCGCCGTGGAGCGCCTGAAGCACCGGGATCTCGTATTCCGGCACTTCGGCCACCACCTTCTCGTTGTTGCTGCGCTCGACGGTGACCGCGTAGATCGGGAACGAGGTCATGCCGGTATCGGCCGCAGTCGTGGTTTCGGTTTTCTCGGACATCACTGGACTCCGTGCAGGGTCGGGGTGAAGGTGCCGGTGCCGGCGGTGGTGACGTTCATGCGAATGTAGGCCGGCAGGTCGGTCAGCTCGACCCACAGGCCAGCGGTCTGGGCCGCATTCAGGGTGCGGATGGGGGTATAGGTGCTCGGGCTGGTCTTGCCGTCCGGGCTACCCTCCAGCGTGATGACGCCAGCGCCGCCGATGGCCGCCGGGAAGTACAGTTTGGCATTGCCGCCGAGCTGGAACGGGGTCTCGCCCAGTTCCAGGCCAGCGAGCGCTCCGGCGGAGGCCATGTTGACAGCGGCGAAGGTCTTGATCATGGTCATTGCGGTGTCTCCGGGGTGATTGAACGTTTGTAGTCTCGCCCCGTGATGATGTCGCTGACACGGGTTTGTGTTACGCCGTACTCTACTGCTAGTTGAGTCTGGGTGAAAGCGCCTGTGGCGTATTTCTCCCGAATCTCGTTACGCTGAGCTTCGGTGATCTTTTGTCGGAAGTTCCCGCCATAGCGACGCCGAGATGTCTGTTCTTCCTTCGGCTTGCCATAGTTCGGCACGCCTCGAATGATGCACGAGATGGTTGATTGCGAGCAACTGTACTTCTTTGCCAGTTGCATCATGCTGAACCTTCCGCTCTCATATTCCTCTTTCACTGCCGCCGCAGTTACCGAGTCCATTGCTCGTCTGCGCAGCTTGTCCGCTTGGCAGGCGGCGGTCCTGTATCGATCGCGCTCTACCTTGTCCCTGTTGTTGTCCTCGTGCGTGCCTGCGTACAGGTGCTCGGGGTTGACGCAACCAGGGGTGTCGCACTTGTGGCAGATGAACATGCCGACAGGTATGGGCCCAACGTGGAGTTCGTAGGAAAATCGGTGTGCCAACTTGTTCCTGCCGTCGTCACCTTTGATGTTCCCGTAGACCTCTGGGCGATTGCGATACAGCCAGCAACCGCTTTCACGCTTCACCACGGCAAACCAGAACCGATCAACAGCACTTTTGTTCCTGAGCCTGTATGACATGAGGAGCCTCCTCGTTGGTGGAGGCCCCATCATGCAGCAAGTCTTGTCTTAAATCAAACTCATATGTTGACTTACGCTGAATTTGGTTTAGACTTCGACTTACGAAAATCGCTTAATTGATTGAAAGAACTGCACTTCCGTTTCGACGACTGGTCGTAAGTCGATAGCTGCAGGTCCGAGCCCAAAAGTGCACGTAGCGGTCATACACGCGCGGCGGCTTGCGATTCAGCATCCAGAAGCCGGACACCGGCCGCAGGACCACGGAGTCGTCGCTGACCATGTAGGCGCGCTTGGTCCAGATGGTCGTGCTGTCGATGGCGTCGATCTCGTCGAAGGTCGGGTCCCAGATGACCGGGATGCCATCGAACTTGGTGGTCGCCACGCCGCCGTCGTAGGTCGTGCCCGAGCCGCTGTTGTTCATCGTCACGTTCAGGTGACTGATGGCGCGGTTCTCCTGCTCCAGCTTCTCGATGAAGCCCTGGCCGGCGAAGATCCGGGTCGGCATCTTGCCGCCGTAGCGGGTCACAGCGCGCTGCATGCGCTTCAGCGCAGCGTTGATGTTGCCATCGGACGGCGTGGTGGTGACGATGCCGAGCGCCGTGTTGTTCTGCCAGTACGGGTTGGCCGCCGAGATGCCGCCGACGGTGCCGGACGAAGGCGTGGTGCTGATGATGTGCGAGATGCCCGGCACCGCCTTGGCCGACTGCGTGCCATCGCGCAGAAACTCGATGGCGAGGTCGTGCTGCGTGCCTTCCTTCATCGTCATGTAGGCCGCCTTCAGGCGGTTCCACAGGATCGCCTTCTCGGCGCCGGACGCCTGGGCCTCGCGGTCATCGGTCTTGATGATGCCGGCGGCCTTCAGGGTGTCTTCGTCGAAGCCGAAGCCGTTGTGGTAGTTGTACCACGCCCACTGGGTCTGGCGGACCGGATCGCGGCTGTTGTACGACACCTGGTCGGCGCCGAAGTAGTTCTGGCCGTTGGAGTCGTTCGAGATGTAGATGTTCTCGGAGTAGAACTGGCCGACGGCCGGCTCTTCCTTCTTGTTGGCAATCAGCCAGGAGAAGAACGGGTGCGCGGAGTTGACCTGATCGACGGGATCGTTCTTGGCGAAGTCGTCGATGGCGTAGTGACCGATCTGATCGATCTGGGTAGCGTTGAACGGCATGGTGGTAGCTCCAAAGGGAAGGGGTGAACACTTCGATTTGAGCCGCGCCACCTCTCGATCATGGGCGCTTCCGGGAGGTCATCCCCGGCCTTGGACCGTGGCCCCATTGCGGGGCCGCGGTGCATACGTTACACGCCCGCGAGGCGCTGTCAACCCCTGAACGGAACGCCATCCATTGCCGCGGCCTGTTCCAGCGCCTTGCGCATGATGTCGTCCGGGGTGGATGCGGGCGCCGCGGCGCCGCCGGGAGGCATCGCGCTGGCGCGGAGCGGTTGGTTACGCAGGGGGGCGGGGCGGGCAGGGGCGGCTGGAGCCGCGGCGGCGGCAGCCGGAAGCACCAACTCCCGGTACGCCTCCCGGAACGCGCCAGCCCACTCGGCAGGAGGAAGCTTGGCGAACACCGGCTTCAGCGTGCGAACGAGGATGTCGGCCTTGGCGGCGAACTGCGGATCGATCTTCTCGTACTCGGCTTGGATCGCGTCAAGCTCCTGCGCAGCAGCCTGCACCGCGTTCTGGCGCTCAGCTGCTTCCTGCGCCTGCTGCTGCGTCTGCTGGTGCTGCGTTCGGTAGTGCGCGGCTTCCTTTCGCTCGCGCGCGATCGCCTGCGCCCGCTCAGGCGTCATCTCCTCGTTGCGCACGGCCTCGGCCAGGTCGGCGTTGCCTTGCTCGGCCAGCGGGTCGTAGCCGTCTCCGGCGATGCCAAGGCGCTTGTTCAGCTCGCGCAGCTCCCACTGAAGCCCCTCGCGCGCCTTCGCCAGGATCGCCGGGTCATCTGACGACAGTGCGGCCGTCATGGTCATGCCCTGCTTGAACCGCTCCGGGGTGATCTTGTTTTGTGTCAGGTAGCCGTGGAGTTCGCCCCACTGGCCGGCACGGGCCTCCAACTCCGGCAGCTTCTCGCGCAGCGGCGTCAGCTCCCGCAGTTCTGCGCGCATGCGCTTGAACTCCGCGTTCGCGCGCTGGTTCTTGAACCCAAGCGCCTTCGCGTCGGCCTCGTCCTGCTCCTCGGGTGTGGCGGCGGCGGCCGGTGGCTCGTCGGCGGCGGCTGCCGCGGGCTCAGCCGCGGCGTCAACAGGCTCCTCGGCAACCGGCGGCTCATCTCCGTCGCCAGCAGGCGGCGCAGGCTCCTGCGCGTCAGCCTCGGCGGTGGCGGTCTCGAATACGGCCTCCATGCGTTCGGCTTCGGTCGGCTCGGCAGCAGGTGCAGCCGGCTCAGCCGGCAGGTTCTCGGTCGGGTCAGGCATGTGTATCTCCAGTCACGGGTGGGTGGTTACATGGGTGGCGGTGCGGCCGCCGGGCCGGGGCCAGCAGGCGGCGTCGGTGCTTCGGGGGCGCCCGCCGTAGGCGCAGGGCCTTCCATCGGCGCAGCGCCGGGTTGCTGCTGCGCCGGGTCGACGGTAGGCATGGATTCCTGCGGGATCACTTCCTCGGCGTTCACGCTACTGCCGGAGAGCTGCAGGGTGATCTCGGCGATGCGCTGGAGGCTGTCGGCCACAGCCTGCGGCGATGCACCGCGGAGCATGCCGATCTTCTCGACCATCTGCGTCAGAACAGGCGCAGTGTTGTTCCAAGCATTGCGCTCGGAGGCGGTGTTCGGCTTCCCTGTGCTGCCAGCCTTGATCTGCACGTTCACCAGCGTGGCAAGGTCGGCCACGGTCGCCGCCTCAGGCCACTCGGCCCCTTCGCCCGCGTACTCGCGTGCGTCCTCCAGCGTGAGGCGTTGCAGTAGGATCTCAGCCGTCGCCACGGCCATCTCCTGCAGCATCGATTCCAGCGGCTCGCGCATGAAGTTGGTGCGCGCGGCAAAGCCCTGCTGCTGGATGTCGGCCTCGGTGGCGGTCTGCTCTTTCTGGATGCCACCCTGCAGCGCCTGCTGGATTCCCCACATCTCCTCGAAGTCGCGGCGCACAGACTCGACCTCGTACAGGGCAGGGTCGAGCTGGACGACGGGCTTTGCCATGAAGACGTTCTGCAGCGACTTGACGTTGCCGACAGTGTGGACGTAGGTCGTCTCACCCTCGACCGACGTGTTGATCTTGCCGGCCTCATCTTTGTCCAGCGCCGTAGCGTCCGCCAAGATGCCCTGCTTCGCCCGCGCCCGCTGCTTCTTCAGAGCACTGCGGCGAGCGTTGTACTCGTCCTGCAGCCCGCGGCTGCGCTGCACCAACGACTGCGGGTAGCGCAGGCCGTCAGCCTCGACAAAGGCCATGTTGTAGAAGGGGTAGAAGCGCGTCACCGCGATCTCAGGCGCGTGCGGCACGCGGACGTAGCGATCCACGCCCTCGCACACAGTGCGGACCATGTTCGCCTTCTTGTCCCAGATCTCGTGGAAGCACAGGAAGTCGCCATCGCCAGCCACCATCTCAGACACTTTTCCGTCGGTGCCTTGGTAGAACTGGCTGGCGTCCTGATCCGATGCGACCGCGATGCTCGGGTGGTCAACCACGTCCACGCGCAGCGACATCTTCGGCTTGCGCTGGCTGTAGCGCGTGGCTTTCTTCCAGCAATCCTTCGGCACGTCAGGGAAATCGACGCACGCCTGCGATTCGAGCATGAACACGCGCTGTGCCAGCCACGGCGCGCAGCCAGTGGCGGCCGCCACGCGCGTGACGCCGATCGGCACGGTCATGTCCTCGGCCGGCACCGAGTCGATCAGCAGACCGCGCGCGGTGATCACCTCGGTGGCGGCCTGCAGGCCGGCGATGGTCTCGGTCAACTCCTGCCGCACTGCGTCAAGGTTCGGCGTCTCCGACCCTTCGGCCACCTTCGCGCGCAGCTTGTCGATCAGCGCGATGTTTTCCTGCAGCGAGGCCAGTTTCTTCGTGGACACCGGGTCCAGCCCGCGGTCCTCGTGCCAGGCCAGCTTCATCCAACCGATCTTCGCCGTCAGCGTGGCGCCTACAGCGGTGCGCACCTCACCCTTCAGGTCGGCCAGCGCCCATGCCTTCGAGATCAGGATTTCCAACGTCTCGGAGAATCGCTTGCGCAGCTCGCGCATCTGCCGGCGGCGCTGCATCTCGGAGGTGTAGGCCATGGTGGCGGCCTGGTAGATCGCCTGCTCCTGCTGGTAGTTCGCCAGATCGAGCTGGTACTTGCTCAGGATAGGCCCGAGCGACTGCTGCACGGCCGGGTCGGTCAGCAGGCTGGCGCCGGGGATGTCCGGCGCGGTCTGCGCGGTCATGGCCGCGATGCGCTGCGTGGGGTCTTCGGGCGGGATCGGCGCGACCGGGCGCTCAATGGTAGGAAGGGAGGTCTGGCGCGCCGGAACGACGGCGACGTCGGGGTTCCTGGCGTACAGGAACGACTTCATGACGTCGATCGCGCTGCCGATCAGGTTCACCGAAACGTCGTGGGCCGACAACCCCGCAGCATACCCGCGGTCGGTGGCGATCTCGCGCCAGACCTCCTTGTCGAACTCGCGGGCCTCCTTGATCTCGTTCAGCCACCGCTCGACCTGGGCCTTCTCCTCCTTGCGCGCCTCGGCCTGCTCGTCGGGGATGCCGTCCTCGACGGCGGCGGCGTCCATGCCGGTCTGGATGACCGCTTCGGCTTCGGGGGGCAGGGGCTCGGTTGCCATCAGTGGAGGCTCACGTTGTGGTAGCGGGCGAAGTCGCCGCGGCTGTATTGGATGGCGAGGGCGTTGAGCGATGAGGCTGGCTCGATCTCGTAGTACGGGATGCGCAGGGAGTCACACAGCCGCTTGCAGTCCTCGTGGAATGCGCGGGCATGGAAGACGTCCATCACGTCCTGGGCGCTGAACATCACTCAAACTCCTCCCGCAGCCGCGCCTTCTCGGCGGCTTCGTCCCGCATCATCCGCTCGTGCCATTCGTAGGTCAAGGGCGTCAGGGCGGGCTCGCGGGCGGCGGCGACCGCGGGACCGGGGGCGTTGAGCATCTGATCCTGCGCCCGGCCGAACAGCGCGCCGACGTCCACGGCGTCGTCGTGCGCGCCGCCGGGGAAGGCGCAGCACTGGTCAACCAAGTGCTCGGCCCATGCGGCACCGATGGGCAGCCAGACGCGGCGCTCCTCGACCAATTTCCTAAACGCGCCGGCTTTGACGACTTTGTTGCCCTGCCCGGCGGTCTTCAGCAGCGTCCGGGGCGGCAGGATGATGCGCCGCGGCTTGGCGTCCCGCGCGTCTCGGGTGACGGTGGGCCACAGCAGGGTCTCGATGACGCCCTGCTCGCCGAAGTAGCCCCGCAGCCGATTGCGGTACTTGTCGATCAGCCGCAGGAACTTCGGCACCGTGACGTCGATGTCCTTGCGCTCTCGATACCAGTCCACGAAAAACAGCTGCGGCACGCCGTCGTGGTCGCGCCCGTCAGTCCATCCGCCGATGCCGACCTCCGTCCAATCGGGGTCGGGCTTCAGCAGGTCATCGGTGGTGGCCCAGTCGCCGGCGGCGTACAGCTTCAGCGCCCGCGGCATCTCCTCCTCGGGGTCGTACCACATGAAATCCTCGCGACGGAACAGCACGCCGTCGTCGGGGTGCGGCACCTGCTGCTCCATCGAATACCAGGACCGGCGCCCGGACGGGGTGTTCGCGTCACGGGCGCCAAGTGCCGGGTCTTTCTGCTGCCAGTGCTGCAGGGTGAACCACTCGGGCCAGATGTACTCACCGACGGCGCGGCCGAGCGGGTCGGTGGCCGCGTCCTCCTCGGTCTCGATCTTCGCCTTCAGGCACAGCACTTCCCAGTCGAGGCCGTCTGTGCCGCGGAATACCCCGCTCTCACCCTTCCAGTCTTCAGGCAGGATCATTCCTGCCCAGTCCTGTTGGTGCCACCGAGTCAAGATACCGATCACGAATCCGCCGGGCGTCACGCGGTTACGCAGGTTGTCGCGCCATTCCTCCCACACCTTTTTGCGCTGAGTTTCCGACTCTGCGGCTTCGCGTGAAGGATGGGGGTCATCGAAAAATATTCCATCAACACGGTGGCCAGCGATTCCGCTCAAAATACCGCCAGCAATCATAGTGCTTTTGTTCGTAAGCGCCCACTCATCTGCGGCACGTTGGTCAGCGGGAATGGAGGCATCGAATAGCGTCTGATACCGTGTGGTTTTGCAGATGGAGCGAGCCTTTTTCGACTGCGTGGTGGCGATGTCGGAGTTGTGCCCAGAGATGATGTATCGCTTCCCCGGCCACTTCCCCATGCCCCAAGTCGGCGCGACGATGCTGACGGCGGTGGATTTGCTGCTACCCGGAGGTGCGAAGATCATCAAGCGTCCGTAGCGCTTTTCCATCGTCCGCTGGATCGCGTCGCACATGACGCGATGGTGTATCGCCATCGACGTCTCGACCTGCGCATACAGATCGCTCTCCTCGTCAAGCGGGCGACCTGGGACTTCGATGTAGCCCATGTAATCAGCCAGCCGCTCCTGCGCGCGACGGCGGAGCAGGAGGAGTTCGTGGGGGGTGAGGGCGCTCAGGCGTCATCCCTCACGAGTCGGTAGCGGCCGGGTTGCATTGCCTTGGGGTCACCATCGACCAGGTGCACGATGGTTGGATATGGGCTCGCCTCATCACCAAGGCCTACAGTCCGCATGCTGATTATGACGAGAGGGGAGGAGTCGACCTCTCGAACCAGCATAGCCAACTGAACATCTCCAGGAGTAGCTTCGTCAACGATAACGACCATCGTGCGTTCGCGCGCCCGCTGCAACGCCGTCATCGGCGCAGGAGGCGGGGCGATGCGATAGTCCTGCAGCCCCCAGTTCCATGCCATGTCGGTGACGGTAGACCACAGCCCAAAGGCGTGGTCTCGCGGGTTGCGTGGCGTGGATTCGATGCGCTCACCGCGCTCGGCGGCCTGCATCACCGCAATCTTCCCAGCAGTGGTGTAGGTGTCGATGGCGCCCAGAGTCGGCGGCGGCGCAGCAGTCTCCGCCGGCAGCGTCCAGTCATCGCGTATGCGGGAGTCTGGGGTGGTGGTCATGGGTGTCTCCGTAGTCTGCCGTGGGTGGCGAGAGTGAGTGTGCAGCGCTAGTTAGGGGTTGTCAAGGGGGTGAGTGATGGGCAGCCGCTCCTCCACCAGTCGAGCATACCCCTGAATGTCGTGCCAGTTGTCGGCGTAATCCGGGTCGCCAGAGATGATTCGCGCGATCTTGTCGGCGATCACCGTCAATGCCTGCTTCTGCGTCGGCCGCAAGCAACCCCACCGAGGGTTCTTACGCATCGCGTCCTGTATGTCCTGCGCGATCTCAGCATGCTGCGTGAAATCACCGTAGCGACTGCCGCGCTCGGCGAGCGTCTTGTCAATCGAGGTCATGCGGATATTCCTGTTGTGGTGAGCCGACTATACCACGCCTTAAACCCCTTGAAAATGGGTCTCGGGAGTGTGGGGTTTGCAGAAGCTACTCCCCGCTCAACGCCCCCGGTCCAGGCAAAGCGGGGGTCTCCGGGGTCGCGTCCACGGCCTCAGCCTGTAGCCGCGCCCGCCTCTGCTCAGCCACCAGCCGCTCCAGCTCCGCCGTGGTCATGCTATCCCCCACCTGCGTCCGTGCCTCTACCTCTACCTTCAGCGCGGGGTCGAAGCGCTTGCGGTTATAGACCTTCATGGCAGCCATGCGCGCACGGATGGACACCTCGCGGCAGGCAGGCGACCGCTCCACGTCGTCCGCGATGCTGATTGTTTCGTCCAGCATCCGCTCTGCCCGCGCTTCAGACGCGGCGACGATCAGCTCGTCAAACTCCGGCGACTCGCGCCGCCATAGATTCACGACCCAATACGGCGGCATACCGGCAATGTCGCCGATAGCAGACAGGGGCGTCCCAGCATCGATCATCATCGCCACCTGTTCAGCCACGTCCCAATCAAGCGGCGGGGCTCGGCGTAGGTCGCGGACGTAGCGGCGGAGTGAGGTCATGCCGACAGGGTATCACTGCGCCGCCACGCGGCACGGATCGCGGCCAGCAGGCAGGCGAGGATGGCGGCATAGGCTGGCGGCAGCGGCATAGTTAGAACACCTCCCCCGGTTCGCGCGGCTTGTCCCATTCGGCGTACACCTCTGGCGCGGCCACCGGCTGGCTCCATTCGGTAGCCGTGACCAGCGGGGCTATGGGCTCGATCCGCTGCCGCCGTGCCCGCTTCGTCTTCCCGGACCGCGCCCGCTCCATGCGTCCGCTGGCGTGCTTCTCTGCCCTAATCGTCGCCCTCAGTTCGCTCAGTTCGGGCGGATCGGGCGGAAGAATCTCGCACCCGTCAACGCGGGCGCACCACCACCCGCGGCGAACATGCGGCCATACGTCAACGTCCCAGTCAACTCCTGTTGCGAACAGCGCGCCGTGGCGCTTCGTCCATTGAGCCGCTGCCGCCGTCAGCGCGCTGCGCGCGCGGCGGGACGGGTCGGGGACCACGATAACGTCGCCAGGCTGCATGTCGGCCCAGGGGTATGACCAGCGTCCGCCGATGTCGGATTGAATCGGCTGCTGGGGGCACAACCTGGCCCCTACGATTTTCTTCACGTCATTGAATCTGCCCATGCGCGGCATATTAGCACAAAAGTGTCAAAACGTTAGAGTTAGATCGTGTCAAGAATTGCATGATGCTCTTTACATATAAAACCGTGGAGAGTGGGTATATATATATGAAAATTTACGTCAATCTTCCTACGTATATTTTTCTTGACATGATCTAACAACACCCCTATTCATTTAACTTGCGTTTATCTAACATACCAATGACGTGCAATTGGTACGGAAAACGCCATTGACATCTTGACATGCTCTAACAAAACCGTCAATTGTTAGAACACATTGTTCTAATTCTAACGTTGATCGCACGGATGCTCTAATGCTCTAATTCTTCCACACCGCCACCACGGAGCCCGACATGCCCCGCACCGCCCCACTGATCGCCCTGCATCACGACTACCTGGCAGCACAGGAACGTTGCCCGCATTGGGACTACGAAAACCCCGATGGCGAGCATGAACCGTGCTGCCGCGCCATGAATGCGGCTGAGGACGCCTATCGGGCGGCCAAGCGTGCCGCAGGGGGTGCACTGTGAGCGCTCGCCCCGAACCCGTGGACGTGCTGGCGGTGCTGGATGCCGCCGCTATGGGCGCATATCGGCGCGGTGCCATGACGGGAGATAAGCACTACCCCGGCGTGAGAGAGTATGAACAAGCCCGCGCCGCCATCGCCGAGCTGATCCGTGCCGCTCATGCTGTGAACGTAGCCATCACCTGCGGTCAGCATGAGGATCGAATCAACCGTAGCAACCCGCTGTCGGTTGAAACCTTGCGCACCGCCCTAGCCCGCGTCGGGGGTGGGAAGTGACCGCCCCCGGCTGGCTATGCCGCCGGTGCTATGCCGTTGCCACCGGCCGCGCGTGCCGACAGTGCGCCGAGCCGAGGCAGAGTTACAGGCAGAGGTTGGCGCTGGCCGTCGGTAGCCTCCGCTCCCGCCTGATCTTCGCCACCCCCGAGCGGCTTGCCGCTGACTGGTGGCGGTCGCGGATGGTTCGCGCCGCGGTATACGAGGACAACCACGGCGGCAGCGCCGAGCCGTATGGATGCCGCTTGCAG